GCTTCTGATCCTACAATCGACACAGTAACATTATCTGAAAAGACTAATGGTGCTTACACAGATTTAACAAGAACACTTCTACAAAATACAGATGGCTTTAGCGTAGAAAACATGGTTAGAAATAACCTGCTTAGAGCTATGGGTGTTACTTGGGATCAAGCATCAGTAAGTGGTACAGGTGCAGGTGGACAACCTACAGGCATTGAAACTACAGCAGGTGTAAACGCAACAGCTTTCGGTGTTGCAGGCGCACCAACTTACGCTGAATATATTGAAATGCAGACTAAGATATTTGAAGATAACGCAACTTTAGATACAGGTTCTGTTAGATATATTACAACTCCTGCTCTTTATGGTGCAGGTAAAGCACTAGCAACCAATGGCGCAGGTTCTCCTGTAGCAATTAGAGATGATTTCCTAGATGGAATACAAGTTCTAATTTCTAGCCAGGTTACAGCTAACACAGTAATACTTGGAGACTTCTCTGAGTTTATAGTTGCTACATGGGGTGGATTAGATATTCAATCCGATCCTTATGCACTATCTACATCAGGTGGCTTAAGACTAGTTGCATTATCATCAGTTGATTATGCAGTTAAGCATCCTGTTAGCTTCTGTGTATCAGCTTAATGCTAACAACTAACTCATTTAATGGGAAAGGTGCGGAGCAATCCGCACCTTTAAAACTTATGAAAATAAAAACTAATAGAGATATGCGAATAGATGGCGCATTTGTATCAGCAGGTTCAACAGTTGAAGTTGAAGATAAGGATGCTCGTTATTTAATCGCAAATAATTTAGCAAGTGAAACAACAGCTAAAAGCAAATCTAAAAAATCAAACAAATCTGAGGGCTTAGATGTTTCTGATGCCAAAGTAGGTACTAGAGATGAAAGTTAAACTTATCAAATCTATTACTGTAAATGGCGGTAAAGCAAAAAAAGGCGATATATTGGATGAAAGTCCAAAAGTTGTCCAAAAACTCATTTTAAGAGGTTACGCTACTGATAAATTGACAGAAGAACCAATGGTCTATGCTCCTGATCTACCGGAACAAGAGCCAAAAGATGTCAATAAATCTAGCAAATAACGCATTTTTTAGCACAGAAGATTTTGCTGTAATATGCAGGTGGACTGTTGCTACTACAAGCGACACTTACCAAGTCAAAGCTGTATTTGATAACCAATTCTTTGAAGCATTTGACGAGTTTGGTAGTCCTGTTAGTACAAGTTCACCTGTTGTTTACATGAAAACAGATGATTTACCAACAGGGTATGATCAAAACGATACTCTTATTGTACCTATAACAAGCAATGATATTACATCCGACACAACCTACAAAGTTAAGGTAATTGAAAGTGATGGAATGGGAGTATCAACAATTAGACTGCAAAAACAATGAGCCATGTAAGACAACAAATAAGAGAACAGGTTGTAACCTTATGCACAGGTTTAACGACTACAGGTTCAAGAGTATATGACACTAGATTATATAATCTTGATGCTGATGACTTACCTGGACTTGTAATTTATACACAGAACGAAAGTTCTACAAAAAGCACATTAAGTCCATCGACTTATGAAAGAGAATTAGATGTACTGATCGAGGGTTATGCTCAAGCCAATAATGATATTGAAGATACACTAGATACAATATCAAAAGAGGTTGAGGATGCCATTGGAGCTGATCCATTACTAAATGGAAAAGCTGTAGATTCAGAATTAACATCAACAGAGATTGAGTTTACCTCAATAGGAGAATCACCAATAGGGATTCTCCGACTAACCTACAGAGTCTTATATATGACTCTAGCAACAAATGCTTCAACACCACAGTAATTAGGAGAATAAAAAATGGCATTTTACACAGGCACTATTGCTCAAATTAAACTTGGTTCTTCAAGTTCACCAACAGATGTATTAGGACAATGCACATCTTATAGCTTAGAAAAAACAGTCGAGAATGTCGATGTTTCTTCTATAGGATCGGACTTTAAACAATTTACATCCGCACAAGAAACTTGGTCAGCTACATTAGAGGTCAGTTATGACCATACAGATACCGCTCAAGCATCAGCTTTATCAGCTTGTGCAGGAGATGGCTCAGTTGTTTATGTAGATTTTTATTATGAGGGTTCAACTTCATCAGATAAATATTTAAGTGGAAATGGTTTTGTAACAGGGATTTCATGGTCTCAGGATGCAAACTCACCAATAACCGCTAGTGTATCTATACAAGGTAACTCTAAATTAACAGAGTCAACAGTACCATAGAAACATGAATATTAGTGAACGCTTAAAGCAAATGCAAAGCGATCAGGATAGATTTCCTTTAACTTTGCCAGGTCTTGACGAGGGCGGTAATGACCTCGTTGTTTACTTCACAAAACTAACTGTAAAAGAAGATGAAAAACTAAGAAAGAAACATCCTACTTTTTACAAATCAATGACTGATGGAGACATACCATCATTTAGTGCAATGGTAGATTTGATAATCCTTAAATGTAAGGATGAAGATGGTAACGCTATCTTTGCACAAGCCGACTCTATGTATTTAGCTAATCAAGATGTTGGCTACATAACAGCTATTGCAACAGGAATGTTGGAAAAGCTGTTTGATATACCAACTGTGGAAACTATTGAGGGAAACTAAAAAGCGATCAAGAATTGTATATGCAATACTTGGTCGCTGATCGGTTACACACAACAGTTGATACAGTTAAAAACATGACGATTGAGGAGTTCCATACTTGGATAGCTTACCTCACCTTAGAACACAAGAGAATGAAAGAAGATGGCAAATAGATTAGAAACTCAGATAAGTGCTACAGATAAAACAAAAAGAGCTTTTAGTTCTTTTAATAGTAGTCTTGATAGATCAAGAAAAAGGATGCGCGGATTATCTGTTGCATTGGGTGGTTTAGTATCTATTGCAGGTGCATTGCGATTAGGTCAATTAACCCAAGATGCAGTTAAATTTGGTTCTCAAATAGCTATAACCGCAAATAAAATAGGTTTATCAGCAGATAGCTTACAAGCATTACGATTAGCAGGTGAGCAATTTGCCGGAGTTCAGTCCCAAACTGTTGATATGGCTCTACAAAGATTTTCTAGACGATTAGGTGAAGCCGATAAAGGCACAGGTGAGCTAAAAGGAACATTAGATCAGCTTGGTATAAGCACAAGAAATGTGGATGGTTCAATTAAATCTGTAGAACAAGCATTTTTTGAATATTCTGATGCAATGGCTAATGCTGAAAATGCGCAAGAACAGTTAAGACTTGCCTTTAAAGCATTTGACTCAGAGGGTGCTGTTTTAGTTGAGTTAGCTAAAAGAGGATCAAAAGAATTACAGGGCTTTATGAAAACTGCGAGAGAAACAGGCGCAGTTATGTCAGGCACTATGACAGAAAAAGCCAAAGATTTTAATGCAGAAATGCGACTGCAATTAATGATAGTTGGCACACAGTTAAAAGAAGCATTTATGAATTTAGCTCCTATTGTTATTGGGGTGCTTACTGCGGTAGGTAAAATAGCTAAAACAGTAAATGATTTATTTAAAAGTGATCTTGATAAATTCAAAGAAACTCTGGAGGGAAATGAGCTTGATAAATTGATAGAAAAACAGAAAGAGATCAATGAACAAATAAAAGAAAGAGAAGAATTAGAAAGTAAATTAGGAGGGATGTATAAACAAGAGGGCTTTGTTAGCCAAGAAATGCAACTCCTATTAGATAAAAATGAAGCGATAGAAAAAAATATTGAATCATTAAAAAAATTAGGTGATGAAGAAACAAAAACAGTATCGACAATAAAACATTTATCAAATGCTTTAAAAGAATTAGGCGCAACACAAAATTTAGCAGAAAAACAAGGCAAACAATTTGCACAGAAATTCCAGACAGGTCTTGTAGGTGCTTTTGATGCCATTATTGATGGCACTAAATCAGTTGGACAAAGTTTAAAAGACTTAGGCAAAACACTATTAAGAGAAGCTGTAAGAATGTTAATATTTAGAGCTATTATAGCTCCATTTACAGCAGGTTTTGGAGGGTTTTTAGATAAACTAGGGCTTCCAGGTAAGGCAATGGGTGGATCAGTTTCTAAAGGTAAACCTGTAGTTGTTGGTGAAAATGGAGCAGAGGTATTTTTACCTCATTCATCAGGAGCAATAATTCCTAATCATAAACTTGGTGGCGGTGGTGTTGTTATTAATCAAAACATAAACTTTGCTACAGGTGTACAAGCTACAGTAAGAAATGAAGTGCTTGGAATGTTACCTTTAATATCACAAGCATCAGTAGGAGCAGTTGCAGAAGCTAGACGCAGAGGAGCAACTTCCTAATGGCTATTACCTATCCTTTAACAGTTCCCAATTACACATCATTTAGGTCAGTAAGTCTTATTGCAAGAAATACAGTTGGTGTCTCAACCTCACCTTACACAGCACAGCAAAAGGTTTACCAATGGCGAGGACAATTTTGGGAAGTCGATATAGTTTTAAAACCAATGAAAAGAGCAGATGCAGAAGCATGGAACGCTTTTTTTCTTAAATTAAAAGGTCAAGTTGGCACTTTTTATCTTTCACCTGATCCAAATGGTCGAACAGTTAGAGGTTCAGCTTCAAGTTCAGCAGGAACACCAATAGTTAATGGTGCTTTATCTGCTAATTCTGCATCAGTAGATATTACAGGTGCAACAGCCTTAGACGCTACACCTGCTGATACAGATGAATTTATTCTTAGTGATGCGGGAACATTAAAAAGAATAGACTATAGTTATATTAAAGCAGAATCTAACAATCCATCTTTTTTTGCAGACATGTCTGCTCATCAAAGTTTAAGTGACAACGTAAGTGCTAAAGTTGCATTTAATCAAACTTCATTTGCTACTTCAGGAACATATGATACCTCTAACTATCGTTTTACTCCAGGTGTTGCAGGTAATTATTTATTTAATATTTGTGTGGTTGGCGATTCACAAGCAACAGCAAATTTATACGCAAATAAGATTTATCTTTTCAAAAATGGAAGTGACGTATCTGCGGGAGGAAGTGATGGTATAACCAACAACTATGTAGATAATTATCCAAGACAACACGCTATATATTTAAACATGAGTATCGCTTCTGATGCAGATGATTATTTTGAAGTATATGCACAAGTTAATGACACAAGTGGAACTCCACAAGTTTTTAGATATGGAAGTTATTTTAGTGCATTTAGAATAAGTGGGAGTGCGTAGGAGAATAATATGGATAATCTATATCATAAAGTAAAATTATATTTAGAAGCAAACTCAAAAACTTGGGATGCTGAAAAAGAAAATATTGAATTA